TGGTTGCAACAAGGTATCATCACATGGAACAAACGAAATATTGAACTAGAAAATGGTTCAAAGATTTTTGCATATGCAACATCCGCAGCCGGTGTTCGTGGTGGTACCTACAATTTAATTTTCTTAGATGAGTTTGCTTTCGTACCTAAAAACATGGCAGACGAATTCTTCACATCTACCTATCCAGTTATTTCTTCTGGTCAAACTTCAAAGGTTATTATTGTTTCTACACCTTGCGGCCTTAATCACTTCTATAAAATGTGGGTTGATGCTACAGAAAAACGCAGCCTCTATAAACCAATTGAGATTCATTGGTCACAGGTACCAGGTCGTGATGCAAAGTGGAAAGAAGAAACAATCCGTAATACTTCTGAAGAACAATTTCGCCAAGAGTTTGAAACCGAGTTTATTGGTTCTTCTGCTACTCTGATTACTGGTGCCAAATTGAGGTCATTGGCATTTCGTGACCCACCATGGCAAGAAGAATGTCTGGACATTTATGAGCAACCACAACAAGGCAGAATGTATATTGCCACCGTAGATTGTTCTGAGGGGGTTGGTCTTGATTACCATACAATTAATGTACTAGATGTTACTGAAACTCCTTACAGGCAGGTCGCTAAATATAGAAATAACAAGCTACCCTTGTTGTTCTTTCCAACGGTCATTTATAGTTTGTGTAAAAGATACAATGAGGCCTACGCATTGATTGAAACAAATAATGTGGGTCAACAGGTGGTAGATATTTTACATTATGATTTGGAGTATGAATATGTTTATAAGATTGACCATCACCACATCAAAGGTCAAACCATCTCAGGTGGTTTTAGAAAATCATCTGGTTTTGGTATTAAAACTACCAAAACCGTTAAGAAAATTGGTTGTGCTAACCTCAAAACGCTCATTGAATCCGACAAGTTACTCATACAAGACTTTGATACAATAGCAGAACTAAACACTTTTGTCCGTGTAAGGGATTCATATGCGGCTGAAGAAGGTAATAATGATGATATTGTGATGGGTCTGGTACTCTTTGCATGGCTTACCGCACAGACATACTTCAAAGATTCTACGAATATTGACATTCGTAAGGTACTTTTAGAAGAAAATGATATGCTTGGAGATGAGGCTTTAACGCCTGTTGGGTTTATTGATGATGGTTTAAAACCCGAAGTTACTGTAGATTCTGGTGATGTTTGGTCGGAAAAAGGTTATATTTCGTCAAGATTGTAAAAACATAAATACACTATAAATTCAAAGAATTTGACCCGATAACAAAAGGAGAAATCCATGGCATTTCAACTATCCGCTGGGGTAAATGTATCAGAAATCGACCTGACTACAGTTGTCCCTTCAGTCGCCACTTCAATTGGCGCATTTGCCGGACCGTTTGCCTGGGGACCTGCGAATACTGTTGTTACCATTTCTGACGAGGTTCGCCTTGCAGATACCTTTGGTAAGCCAAACAGCACAAATTATGAATACTGGTTCTCTGCTGCAAACTTTTTGGCATACTCAAACAATCTAAAAACTGTTCGAGCTGTAAATACTGGTACAACACGCAACGCAACGGGAAATACCGCTGTTCTCATTGAAAATGATGACAAGTGGGATATTACTTTCTCTAGTGGTTCTTCTAACGCTTACGGTGTTTTTGCTGCTCGCTACGCTGGAGCAATTGGTAACTCTTTAAAAGTTTCAATGGCAGATGCTAACTCTTACTCTAGTTGGGCATATGCTTCTTTGTTTAATCAAGCACCTGGAACATCAACTTATGTAACAAACCAAGGTGGTTCTAATGACGAAATGCATGTCATTGTTATTGATGAAGATGGACTATTTTCAGGACTTCAAGGTACAGTATTAGAAAAATATTCTTTTGTTTCTAAAGCTTCCGATTCAAAAGATGATAACGGCAATTCTAACTTTTATAAAAATATAATTTCTGATCGTTCAAGATATATTCACTGGATGGATCACCCAATCGCTAATGGAGCTACAAATTGGGGAACAACTTCATCAGGCAAAACATTTGCTAACCTAACCTCGAATGTAACAATATCGATGACAGGCGGTGTTGACGGCACAATATCTACAGGTAATGTTATAACGGCTTATGATCTTTTTGATTCTACCGAATCTGTTGATATTTCTCTTGTAGTTTCTGGACCAGCAAATGAAACATTAGCTGATAGTTTGATTACAATGTGTGATACAAGAAAAGATTGTTTGGTATTTTTGTCACCAGAAAAATCAGATGTTGTAAATAATCCAGGCGGTGAAGTAACAGATACAGTTGCTTATCGTCAAACACTTACCACTTCTTCATACGCTGTTATGGATTCTAACTGGAAATATCAATACGATAAGTATAATGATGTGTATCGTTGGATTCCATGTAACGGTGATGTTGCTGGTCTTTGCGCTAGAACAGATTTAGAGCGTGACCCATGGTTCTCACCAGGCGGTTTAAATCGTGGCGTATTAAAGAATGTAATTAAACTTGCATACAACCCATCAAAAACAAATCGTGATGATCTGTATGTAAAAGGTATTAATCCAATTGTTTCTTTCCAAGGTGAAGGTACAGTATTGTTTGGAGATAAAACCTTGTTAGTTAAACCTTCTGCGTTTGATCGAATCAATGTTCGCCGACTATTCATTGTGCTTGAGAAAGCAATTAGTCGTGCAGCAAGATTCTCATTGTTTGAATTTAATGACCAGTTTACAAGAGCTCAGTTTGTTTCTTTAGTAGAACCATTCTTGCGTGATGTACAAGGTCGCCGTGGTATTACAGACTTCCGTGTTGTTTGTGATGAAACAAATAATACAGGTGAAGTTATTGACCGTAACGAATTTGTTGGTGACATTTATATTAAGCCTGCTCGTTCGATCAATTACATTCAACTCAACTTTGTAGCAGTTCGCACAGGTGTTGCATTTGAAGAAATTGTAGGACAATTCTAAATAGAGAAACAGGAGATAACAAATGGCATTTAATGTAAACGAATTTAGAAGTCAAATGGTTGGGGACGGTGCCCGTCCAAATCTGTTTGAAGTTTCTATGCCGTTTCCTGCGTTCTCTGTACCAGGAAATGCACAACAAAAACTAACATTTATGTGTAAGACAGCACAATTACCTGGCGCTACGCTAGGCGTTGTGCCTGTTCAATACTTTGGTCGTGAGCTTAAATTTGCTGGCAATCGCACATTTGCTGATTGGACAATTACAGTTATTAATGATGAAGATTTCATTGTTCGCAATGCCTTTGAGCGTTGGATGAATGGTATCAATTCACATAACCTTAACGTAAGAACTCCAGTAGCACTTTCACCACTTGGTTATACTGTAGATGGTGAAGTTACTCAATTTGGTAAAAAAGGCGATACGCTTAAAAAATATAAGTTTGTTGGTTTATTCCCAAGTGATGTAACTCCAATTGATGTTGATTGGGGTTCAAATGATACGATTGAGGAGTTTTCAATCACTCTCACCTACCAATGGTGGGAATCAATAGCAGACGGTGTAGTGTAAGAGGAAAGGCTTCGGCCTTTCTTCATTTTTATAGGATGATTTATTAATGGCTATTAAGCTCTTTGGCTTCACCCTAGGCAAAAAAGATGTTGTTCAGGTTCAATCTCCTGAGCAACCCTCTTTTGCACTTCCAACTCCTGCACTCGATGATGGTGCAGTTACAATCACACAAAATGCCTATTACGGTACATATGTTGACCTAGAAGGTTCTATTCGTAATGAATTAGAACTTATCACTCGATACCGTGAAATGGCAAATCATCCAGAATTAGAAATGGCAATTGATGATATTGTCAATGAAGCCATTTCACATGATGAATCTGGTCGTACAGTTAATATTGTATTAGATAAACTAAAACAACCAGATGCAGTTAAGAAAAAAATTGTAGAAGAATTTGAAAATATTCTTCGTATGTTAAATTTTGGCAATCTATCAGATGATTTGTTTAAGCGTTGGTACATTGATGGTCGCATTTACTACCATGTAGTTGTAGACGAAAATGATCCAAAATCAGGTATACAAGAACTACGGTACATTGACCCACGCAAGATTCGTAAAGTGCGTGAAGTTAAAAAAGAACGTGACCCAAAAACTGGCGCAGATATTATTAAATCAATTGCTGAGTATTATGTTTATAGTGATCGTGGTACTGCAACACAATCATATGGTGCATCAGTAAACTCTGGCCTTCGTATCGCACCAGATGCAATTGTAAATGTAAACTCTGGTTTGATGGATGCCAAAAACACATTTGTTATTTCTTTTCTTCATAAGGCGATAAAGCCACTTAATCAGTTGAGAATGATTGAAGATGCGGTTGTAATCTATCGCCTCTCACGAGCACCAGAACGCCGTATATTTTATATCGATGTAGGTAATTTACCAAGAGGCAAGGCTGAACAATATATTCAGTCAATCATGGTCAAGTATCGTAACAAGATGGTTTACGATGCAAACACCGGTGAGTTGCGTGATGATCGTAAACATCTCTCGATGCTTGAAGATTTCTGGCTACCACGCCGTGAAGGTGGTAAAGGCACAGAGATCACCACATTACCAGCAGGCCAAAACCTTGGTGAGTTGGAAGATGTAAAATACTTCCGCCAAAAACTTCTACAATCACTTAATGTACCTATCAGCCGTTTAGAACCACAACAAGGTGGTATGATTGGTCTTGGTCGTACAACTGAAGTTACCCGTGATGAGGTTAAGTTTCTTAAATTCATCATTCGTCTACGCAACAAATTCTCACAAATTTTTGACCATGCTTTAGA